TACTGTATCTCCAGTGGCAGCTGCCTCTACTCTTCTAGCATAAAACTCATTGCTCGTTATAAGCCTTTCAAGTGAGTCTCTCACATCCATATTTTGGGCTCTGATTTCAGCAACGCCGGCTGATCTAGCTCTCAAAATCTGGTTTGCGTCTGCTGTAACCCTGGATTCTAAAGTCATAGCAAGGGTGGGCATGGTGTTTGCCACATCCCTCAAGGCTGGTCCAATTCCGACAGCTTCTTGAATCCAGCCGCGCATCTGGTTAGTTGACGTACGGAGACCAGAGACCAACATATCGGCCGCTGCGGCTGCGGTTCTCATTTGCGAAATCTCTTGCCCAGAAATGCCAGCCATCAACGGAATGGCTCGCGTTTTAATCCCCATGGCCTCGCTAGCGTCGATTGTTCCAATCCTAACCACAGCATCTGCTGTTATCGGCATGACCTTACTTAATGCTGTTATCGGCCCCAAAACACTAGAGGCAGCTGCCCCTAGGCGTTGCATGTTCTCGGCACTCAACCCTAGGCGGTCTGCGAACGATGGCGAATGAGGTTCGAATAGGCCTGTTAAATATCCAAGAGCCATGGCAACGGCACCGATTGCCCCAGTAGCCATAAGGCCCATCATTGCTGTTTTAAAAGCAGCCACGCCGGCAGCTGCTTGGCCGGCTGCGGGTCCTACTAGGCTCAATGCTCCGGCTATAGTAGTAAGTGTCGAAAAAAGAGGTACCCCAATCATAATAAGAGTCTTGCCGGCGAGCGCGCTTTGGACCAAGAAACTCAAAAAAGGACTATTGGTTACGAAACTAGTAAGTCTAGCTAAAATCTCAAATAAGTCTCTTAAGAAAGAAACCAGGGGTTTGAGCGAAACAGCCATGCTGTTAATGGCCGCTGTCATCATTTCGTAAACTGTCTGCGCTTGGGCCGCTCTTTCTGCCAAGTTCCTTTGCTCCTCTGCGGTTGCTCGCACAGCACGTTGGGCGTTGTCGTATTCTGACAATGACTGTCCAAAGATTCTACTGGCCGCAGACATATCGCTAATTCCAGCAGCGGCCGCGACAGCTTGCTTTTCAAAACGATTCAGGCTTGACCAACTTCGTCCAGAAAGCTCTATTGATTGAACTAACAGGCGGATTCTCTGCTCTTCGTTGGCATTCAACAACTCAATTGAGTTTAGATACGGACCCCCCAACACCGCGTTGAGACGGCCGGCAGCTTCTGCTGCTCCATAGAAAGTATCATACTGTTTTGTAATCCCAATGAGTTCCCCAATGGCCATACCGGTGCCTTTAGCTGCTCTTTCAAGGGCGAGAAAGACATTGACTGTCTGATCACCCCACTGAGCCAGCTGCGGAGCCGATGCGGCCAGTTCTTGCATCAATCTGGCTGGCGGTATACCAATGTCAACAGCTGTCTGAATCAGTTGTTTCGAAAGATTGCCGGCTTCGATCGCTGACATGTGTAGGGTCTTGGTCATGGTATCGAGAGCCTGAGCGGCCGAACTCGCTGACACACCGACCTCACCCATTAAAGCGACAGTTTGAACCAAATTCGTCTGAACGCTTCTGCTTTCCCTTGAAAAAGCAGCCATCTCTGAGTAAAGCGCTTGAGTAGCCTGGCCCGCTTCAGCCGCAGAGACACCAAACTGCCTGGTGTTCATAAACGCAGATTCCATCACGTCATCGTAACCAGCGCTGACACCGGTGGCTCTCATAAACGACGAAATAGCTTGATCCTGTGCTTTTGCGACAGCAATCGATGCCTCAGTAACCTTTCTCATCTGTGCTTCGAGAACACTAAGACCAGGAACCTCGGCCGCGATGACATTCATCATCTCCTTGATTCCGGCGCCGAAGCCTCTTGCGTCGGCGGCTGCTGTTTTGAGAACAGTACCAAGCCGGTAAGTAAAGCTGCCGCTTAAGTCCTCAGTAATCCCCAGCAAGCCTCGCATATCCGCAGCGAGACCGTCGATGGCGGCAGCACTTTCCTCTGCTTCTCGTTTGAATTTCCTGAACGCCCTTTCGGCATCTCTGGTTTTAACTTCGAGTGTCGCGACCGCGGTCCGGAGATTGGTGATAGCCGACGTCGTAGCCGCCGTCGTCGGCTTCGCCTCTTCCAGAGCCAACTTATAACGTTCTGCGGATAAAGCAGTCTGCTGAGTAAGAACACTCTGCTGCTCCGTTAATATGCTAAGCTCTCTTTGATATTTTATCTGGTCATTAAGGGTTGCGGCAGTCGCGACCGCATCAGCTAAAATTCTGCGCTGATCGCCAGCGCGCTTTTCAGCAGACATGGCCGATTCAGATTCTAGTCGAGCGACCCGGGCAGCAACTTCTTCTGGTGTAAGAGGCGGCATATTAGCAAACGCCGGCAAAACCAGAGTGAGAAGAAATAATGCTGTTGCTGTTAATAACATTCCCATCAATCAAAAATTCCTTATTCGAAGGGCCACTTAATCCCTGTTTTCCTTTCGAACTTTCCGACGGCTGTACCCAAAGCAGCTTGACTCTTAAATGTTTGAGGATTGTTCAAGCCGAAGTTTTTGTAATCTTGAATAAAACTCTTCTCGGCGCCCAAGGCTCCCAGAAACGATTGGACATCTGAAGGATTTCCTTTGAGGTGGACTGGAAGCGATATATCGCCCAATACTGCCCTCAACAGTTTCTTAATCGCCCAACCGAACGTGACCAAGAAACTTTCATCTAAGTTTTCTTGTTTTGCTTTTTCTAAATCAATAACAATAGGGGTTAAATTGTCCATCTTACTATCCTCCAACGATAATTAGTAAAGTTAAACAAAAAAAGGCCGGATCATTGATCCAGCCTTCCATGTTTAAAGAATATTATCTTTTTTCTTTTGCTGCTTTGTCGTATTGTTTCTTTTCGTCTTCGAATTGTTTACTCAAACGCTTAACAAACCAATATCTTAATCCGACAGGAAGGTTATAAGCTTCAACAAAGCTCCAGCCACCATAGTATTTGAGCAAGAAAAATTGCTCATATACATGTTTCATATAATCACTACTTAGGCCAAAAAAAGTTTGCGCCAAATGGCACACTCACCTCCCCTTCGTAGCTACACTCCGAACAAGCAAAATCGTGGTTCATATCAACATTGGGTACAATGTTCTGATATGTGTTTCTTAGTTTTCTCGAATCTATTGCCGGCATGGCCTCAATAAATGATTCGATGTAACTTCTATTCGTCTTTCCGCCAACAGATACAATGATTCTGCGCAGCTGATCTGTTAAATGAGACTCAGGAAGCTTCTTCTTTCTTCTTCTTTCAGACAATTGAAGCATTTCTATCTCGTCCTTGCTGATTAGCAACTTAACTTCAACATCTAAATCTAATTTGTCAACATGAATAATAAAGGTATTATTGTCAGTTAAGACAACATCATGTTCTTCATGCCTGTTGTGGGGAGTAATCTCGCATTGGCTTAAATCAAATTCAAACTTGACAGAAGAATTACAACTTGGGCAATTAACGGCCGCTTCGTAATCCGCGCCGTATCCAGTAATCCTGGAAGCAAGGATTAGTGCGTTCTTATCTCCAACCAACAAATCAGCAATGTTTATTGATCGATCGATAATAACATTACGTAACAGCCTATCAATCGCAATTCCCTTTCTTAACAAAGCAGTCGATGTAAGTATATCTTCATCCTTTGCGGTCATATGCCGAATTTCTATTGTCTCGACATTGTGTAGAGGGTGTCCTTCAGGGTAAAACTTCCCCCTCGAAGGAAGTTCCACAAATTCTGTTGGGGTTACAAATTGTAATGGTTGTTCTGTCTGTTGTTGTTGAACTGGGGGTCCCTCACCCCCGGGTACCGCTCCTAGGCGGTCTTGGTTGTTTCTCACTTTTCACCTCGTGTTTATCCTATAGACATTCCTGGTATCATTTGATCAATGGTGATGCCACCGATACCTTTGCCCGGGCCTATCTTAAAGTAATCATACCGTAAAACCAAATCAACGTTAAGCAATTCATCACTAGAATAGTCTAAATCAGCCAATGTACAAGATTTGATCCAACTGTTAAAAAGAGTCCAGGTTTCTATTTCGTCACCTTCTTCGTTCAACTGTACAATCTCCGGATTACCTAGGCCTGCGCCCCGGGGGCCGCCTTCGGCGCCGGCGCCCCATCCAGATTTCGAAACAGTTGAATAATCTGCTTCGCCGGGTGCGGCATGATCGGGCGTACGATATCCAGACATCTCCAGCATGTTTCTCATGTTAACAGCAGCATTAGGAGAAATGGCGTCAACTAGTTGAACGGAAATTTCATTATATTGAACTCTTCCCGGATAATAGAATGTGTGATTAAGAAACACATGCTGGCTTTCCGTCAGCGTCCAACTTGGCCTAGAAGTTCTTTTAATAAGCCATTCATCAATCTGACCCAAAGGATCGTTGATGTTAAAACGCATAATCCATCTATAAGATCTTTTCGGTTCTCTATTCGGGGTTGCCCAAAATTCTGCCATTTGTTATTGTCTCCTTACTCTTAAATAGTTTAATTTTTCAAAAACACCACTTTATTAATCATCAAAAGAGGCGCCCGTCCTCGTTATGATGAAGTCCAGAGCAATGTATTCAATGGCACGCGCCGGCTTCAAGAAAATCTTCGCATACATGATGTTGCGATCAATCAAATCCGGTGTCGTCGTTGTTTCATCAAGCACGAGTTTATAATCCGTTAAGCCAAACCTAACTTTAACGTTCTCCAGGAAAGGATTAACCAATCCCTTGAAGCGGCCCCAAGTAGCCTTGACATTCTGATCAAACAGAACCTGATTGGCCAATCTTGAAACCTCCTTCTTGAGGTAAATAAGCAACCTTCGAACATTAATTCGGCTCAGTGCTGATGTCGTGGCATCCATCGTCTTTTGACCGAAAATCACAATCCCTTCATTCGGGAAAGAGGCGATTGGATTGATGTTCACCTCATAGAGTTTATCTCTTTGTTCTGATGTTAACCTTTCAGAAATGTTCGTTACGCTTAGGCCAGATGAGCCTTGGCTCAAGCCGCCGCGGTTGAATCCAGCAGGAGCAAACCAAAGCTCTCCCACTCGGTCAGAACTAGCAAACGTTCCTAACGCTACAACCGAAGGCGGAACCCAGACTACAGCATTGTTCAGAGAATCTCTAATCTGAACCCACGGATAGTAGGTACATCCATAAGAAGTGTTCTTCTTTCTTGCCTTGTAATCAGATACTGTACCGTCGACAGTTCCCACACGCTGTGTAAAACTAGAAAACTCGTCCGGAGTGGTTGTTTCCGCTTGAGAACTATAAACGCCTTTGAGGTCGACAATTGCCATAGCATCCCCTCTTTCCTCACAAACATTGATCATCAAGTCAGTTAGTGTATCTTCTGTAATTCCAGGAGCAACCAACAAGTTGTAATCAACCTGCTCGGGATCCGAACAAGCATCAATTGCTCTTCGAACAGTATTATAGGCATAACTAGTTTTCTCTGTTACACCAGTAAGGTTCTTGTTCGCAACTGGATCAAATTCAGTAACATCCCAGCCATCAAACCCGCCCCACATAGGAACAGTAAATTTGTTAAAACCTCGATCTAGTACCTCTTCATGAGACCCGGAGTCGGCCGTTGCTGAATCGCCGCTTATCCTTGAGCCAGAAACGTAGGTCGCGACACCAACGTCACTAACCTTAACATCGTCCAGTGTAAAGACCAGCGAGCGCTCAACATAATCGCCAAGTGCCTGGTTGGATGGAAGCACGCTCAGAATGTCAGCGGAGCTTGGATCATAACGGAATGTGCCGGAAAGGCGCGTGTCAAATCCGAAATAAGCAGCCTTGTCGTTTGGCAGCAAAGAGTCTGTCGAATCGTATCTCAGCCTAATCGAAGGATAAATGAAGGAGCTAGTTGCGAAATCAATCGTTCCAACATTGATGCCTCCACTCACATGTGCGTCGAGTGCTCCAGTTAGAGCACTTGATGTAGCGAAAGTTCTGGTCCACCCGGTGCCATCCTCTCTCGTGCCAGTGGTGGCAAAGGCACCGCCTTCGCTGCCGCCCGGGCCGTGGCGACCGCCGGTGAAACTACCCACCGTGATGCCGGCGACACTATCGGCGTTGGTTTGGTTTCCTGAAGCGCCTGTTGAGGTTTGAGTAACAGTAACCGTATCGGTACCGTCAGTTACAGATGAGTAATCCGGATCGCCAGTCAATAGATTAATTTTTGCGTTAATCGCAGCAGCTATATTGACCTTGCCCGGGGCTCCTCCACCGGCTCCACCGATCATGACTGTGACTGTACCGCCAGCTGCTTCCTCGGTCTGGGTACCGTAAGCACCACCGCCGTTAATTGTGAAAGTGGTCGTTGTGCCGGCAGAATTAACAATGGTGAATGTTTCGCCAGTAACTGGGCCGCCTGCATCGTCAACTGTTATTGTTGCTGTTGCCTTTGCCGCATCAACACTCTCAGGACTATGAATCGCAAACGCCTTGGGACGATATGGTCCCCAGAAGCCAAATGGCAGATAAGAAGCCAAATCCACTTCCGTGTTCACTTCAACTCTGACAAACTTGGAAGTGTTCACATAGTCTCCGTAAACCCGGAACCTTCTTTCCGTATCATCCCATGTGGCATACGTGTCGCCAATTCTTCTTGAAATATAGTTTGGTGAATGAGGATTCAAGTTACAATTGTTGTACTGCTCAACAATCTGGATAGAGTTATCCATATCTCTTGCTCTTCGAACCAAAACGTCAAAAGAACCAAACGGATCAACATCAGCGTTAGCTGGCGCTTTAATATTGGAAATAGAAATTTTGATATTCTTATTTGCCCACTCTCCAAGATCCAACGAATGGAACTGGAAAAGCTTCACAACATGGCCGCCGGCTGTATTCTCGGCATCAAAACCAGCATAAGTAGCACCGCGGGTGTCTTGTGAAATAACCCAACCTGACTTTGCCGGGACGGCTGACATTTTGAAATTGGACCAATCATCAGTGATCCCAGCATCGGCATCAAGCTTGCCCAGGCCAAGAATTATACCGAAAGAATCGGAACCAGTGGGGGGATGTGCGGCTTGGGCACTCTCGACAGCTCCCTCAAAAGAGTGAGCAAGCCAATACTGTTCTAGATTGTCTCCAGAAACCATGGTAGAATTAGTCATGACTGGATTAGTGTTAAACACCTTTCTAACAAACCTAGGGCTATCAGAATCAAAATTGAACTTAACCTCTTTCTGTGTAATTCCGCCACTAGTAATCAGAGCCGTGTACTCATGAGCTACTCCATCGGAAATCTCAGCACCTTCGCTGATCAACGTAGCATTACCCGTTACTTGAGTGGCGGTGTTTCTGAGTGTTCCAGAAAGCTGAATAGCATAATCATCTGGAAAGTACCATACGGCAGCCAAAGTACCAGTAAGTTCGTTGGTGGCCGAACCAGAATCAATCAAAAACAAACCATATGATCCGCCGCCGTGCGCTTCGTAACGCGTATAACTACCCCAACCGGCCTCGCCATTGGTATGGTTCGTGTTTTGCGTACCCAAAAGACGAATAACCGTTGCTGTCTGGCCATTCCTTAACCAAGCTTGAGCAGCATAGGTAGCATACATAGGAGAAGTATAGTTGCCCTCTCTCCACACATCGCCACCTCGACCACCAGGAACGGTTTCTCCAAAAAGTTCGATATACTCAGAAAAGGAATTAACCTTTATTGGTCTCATACTCGGACCGCGTTCTGTGCGGCCGACAATTACCGGACCCATTGCTGGGGCAAGTGCTGGAAGCTGAGAATTGTCGATCTCGTTAACGAAAACGCCCGGGGATACAAACTTATATTTTGATATTGACATGTGTTAGAGTCTCCTTGTTATTAAATGATAATTGTCTCTAATAAATAGTGTGTTGATGGGTCAAAAGAATTACTCTCTGTAAAATCCTCTTTTATCGATATGTTCAGGAATTTCCCCATAAATCACTCTTTCTCTCGGTATCTTGACTTCGACGGCATTTTCGCGAACGACGATTCTTGGTTGCTCTTGATTTTTGCCTTCTCCAATAACATATCCAAGTGTTCTGATATTAATTCGAGTTTCATACCTTCTCTGTTCAATTTCCATCGTTGCCGCGTTGTTCTCTTGTGTGAAATCAGGTTCTATAAATGACTCAAAGCGATGGCCATCATGCTTGGCGAGAAAGTAGTTAACTCCCCCTGTTCTCGTCATAAAGGGAGTTGCCAAATCATTCATTTGTTCTTGATACTCTGTTTTAATTGAAATTATATAATTGATCTCCAAATATACTGGAATTGGTATTGTGACAGTTTCATATACGACTTTTTCACTTTGGGTGCGGCGGCCAGTTGAATCTCGTTTGGGAAAATTCCTTTGATTTGGGCCCGCGCCCGAAGTTTTTCTCCACGAATCAGCATTAAGAAAATTGGCGGTCTTATCCTGCTTTATTCTCCTAGCAACTGTTATGACACCCCCCTTTTCATCATTAACGGCTGGGAGAGCCCCCCAAGCTGTGCCTTTTCTGGCTAGATCTTTCGTTACACTTACTCTTTCAATCGTCACCAAAGGAAGAACCAAGGTACCATCCTGATCTCTCTGTTCTTTGTTTCTTTTAACCTGAAGTGCTCTTTCTGCTCCCACCCAGATGACAGGCACCTTTTTAAAACCTTCCGGAACCGTCGTGTGAAGGTCCAATTGATCATTAAGCCAATTATAAACGGCATAATCAACGGTCTCCAACGTTGAAGGCATAAACAAAACCTCTTGTTTCTTAGCTGGCATCAAATAACCCCTTTCTGGCTCTAATACAAGTTGCTGTGATCTCCATCTTGTGGTCAACTTGGCCAAATATCTGTCTTGGCTCATTCAAGGTAACAATTTCATAGTGAAATGAACCATAAAGTAAAAAATCACCTTCCCTCACAAACAAATCTTGATCTTCCGTTAACCTCCTCTTGTGAAAATGAACCATTAAGCTAGATTTTCGATCAACCCCGTAGTTCGTGGTCGACGTTTGGTGTCCCTGCCACTCAACTAAAGCATAAATCCTGATGGGAGGAAGAAACGTCTTCTTTATTGCCTCGCCATAAAGAGTATGAAAGTTTGTGTGGTCCAAGCTTATCGGATAATAAAGAACTTGCTGGCCGATGACGCGCTCGATGAGTTCATCGTTGACTTGTTTAACAAGATCTCTCTCTTTCTTGCCGATAAACAGCGGTGGAGGAGGAGCATCTGGTTGCGACCATTTATTGTCAGCCATGATTTATTACCCCACAAAGATTCCGGTTGGTACACTTGACATGGCCCTGTTTGTATTATCCATTATTGCAGATTCAGTTTCTGTAATCTTCGCATAAGTTAACTCATCTAGAACTGTCTTCAGTTCTTCTCTTAATTTGTCCTGCTCTGATTGGCCCTGAGACAAAAGGTCGGATGCGTTTAACGTAACTGATTCTCCTGGTATTGGAATGGTGGTAAATTTACCTCGGACTTGCCCCAACATCTCCTTCGTTAGGGCGAGGGCGAACCTTCGAATCCATTGTTTACCAATTGAGTTAATGTTTTTGTATGGGAGGTTCTCAAATGGCAGCGTGTTCATATTATTGATACCGCTTGCTCCATCTGGCCGATCAGCTTCCTCCTCCCAAGAATCCTCATCAACTGAAAATTCGACCCACATCTGATCCGGGTGAGCAACCTGAGCAGGAGGAAATATCCTTAAATTATTGTTTTTAATCTCGTAAGAAAAGTGTGAAATTCTGGTATAAATACTGTCTTCAAATGTCATTGCTTGTAACTTGTTCATCCAAGCCGGAATTAAATCGAAACTTGCATCGTCAGCAAACTGACCGTATTGGTGTAAGTTACCCACAACGTTCAGGCCACCATAATATCCATAGAAACGCCACATCGCATGCGGAGTTTTGTAATAGACTCTCCTAACTGATATCCTTTTACCCCCAACCTTGCCGGCATAGGGGAAATCAGCATTACCAACAGCAGAAGAAGAGATGATGGTCTGAAGATCATAATCTTGAATGCTGGCAGTAGTGTAGAAAGAGGCTGAATATATATTCATATTTCCGCCAAGGCCGACTTCATGCGAAACTGTGTTTCCTACTCGTTTGGAGTATTGAAAATTGAACCTAGGCAGTTTCAGGGCAACATCGTTGTCTCCCAAGCTGGAAGACAAGGCATCGCCTGTATTAAATTGTCCGTGCTGATCGAAGGACCCAGTAGAGTCCCCCAACAAGCTCGAAAGTGAATTCTTGGCCTGGTGTGTGTTGACGATATAAGAATATTCGAACACTGCCTCTTCATAGGCAGCATATACATTCTGTTCCTTTAACTCTATGTCTAAAATATCCCCGCCAAGCTTTCGATAAGTATATGTGACCTGATCGACTGCTCCTGAGACGAAATTGGCATCAAAGAGCGCTCCATCGATCGCGTAAATACCGAACGGAAGGGAGCCCGAAGTCACATCTGTATGTGTGCCGGCGCTTGATAAAGCGACAGCGCTAGTTTGACTTGAGGGGGTTAAAGTGGGGACCGCCATTAAATTATATCTCCTCGGATATAATTAGTTGTCGGCGGTACAAAACTACTTATCTTTCTTTACCGTAGCTCTTTTGGTTCGCTTTGTGGCTGGCTTTTTAGTAGTCGTGCGCTTCTTGGTCGTTTTGCGCTTGGTTGGTGCCTTCTTTGTGACCTTTGGAACAGGCTTCTCTACGATTGGTTCTGGTTTGGCAATAACGCAAACCTCCTCAATAATTGGAGCAGGCTCCTCAACAATAGGAATTGGTTCTGGTTCAACCTCTCCTTTCCGTCTGGCAATCGTTGCCCTTAAATTAGCATACTTTTTAGCAAACTTTGGACTTGTAAGTCTTCTTCTCGTTTTTCCCATAATACCTCCTAGGTTATATAATATATAGCGCCATTATTCAAAAGTGAAAATCTCAAAAAATTATTGGGGGGGAAATTTTGGCAGATCAACTTAATAAAAAACCCCACCTCCCGAAAGAAGTGGGGTTTCAATTTGACAAGCTAGTTGTTACTTGCTTTTCTTGACAGGTGCCTTTTTAGCCTTGGGCTCGGCAGGTGCCTTTTTAGCCTTTGGTTTTGCTGCTGCCTTTGGCTTTGCTGCTGCCTTTGGCTTTGCTGCTGCCTTTGCTGCCATCGCAGCGATTTTACTTCCAATGCCCATTTTACTCTCCTTTTACAATATTAAATGTCGTCTGGGGCTACATAGCCTTCGAGAGTGATAACGAACTTGCCAGCTGTGTAATCACCAGCGGTAGCGGCTCCAGAAGTAAGATACAAATACTGGTCTGCGGTGTCGAGATCATGTGCGGTGCCATGAGCAACAGCATAATGATCAATCTCACCCGCAGTCCAGACGGCGCCTGCATCAATAAGGGTTTGGGGGTTTCCGCCGCCGGCGGCGTCAGCCGCGCCTCCCCCTGCGGTGACTGCAAAGGTTGCTTCATCCACAGCGGTGAGATCAATATCAATTGCACCTCCAACTGGAACTTCAACACATTGCATCTCTGCGTAGTTGATAAACCCATTAACGGCTGTCGTTATTTGTGTAAGATAAGCGGCGCCGGCGTCCAAGACGCCGATGGCATCACCATCATCTGCTAGAGAGGCAACAGTTGCCTTGGATGTACCAAGATCTACAACAATCTCTGTAACAACTTTGTGCCCCTCTCTACGAACTGTGTTTGATACGATAGCATCTGCGATGCCCGGGCCAGCGGCGACGGTCGCGCTTTGGCCCTTTTTATTAAGACTATAAAGTCTTTTTCTTCCTAATCTTCTACTTCCCATTTTTAATATCCTCCTTTTAAAACGGTTATCGATAACCTGATTTTTTCACGAGACATAGTCAGCCACCTCATCTATGTCTCTTCAAGGGCCAGTGGCATTACGACCCAGGAGAATAATCTCAAGTTACTTATAAATAGTCTCGTCTTTCACATTAACCCAAAGAAACAAAAAAACCCACCCCGAATTAACGAGGTGGGCTTCTTGTTTAACCGTTAGCTATTGTTTAGCTAGAGCCTTCCTCACCGAGGAGGCCGCGAACAACAACCAGACCGTACATATCAGGTCTGACCATCTTCTTAGCGTAACGAGTCATCACGCCCTTGCGGGGCACGAAGTCCTCGGTACCGAAGATCGTCGGGGTGACCTGGAGAGGTACATACGGAGCGTACACATAACCAGTCTCAAGGAAAGAACCGCCATTGCGGCCAACCAAGACGAGATTACGCGGGAAGTAGGGGTCAACATAGACTTCCCACTTCTTGCTCATCGAACCGACCTTGATAGCACCGACAGTGCCGCGATCATCGTCGTGAGTCACACTAGCTCGGAAGCCAGAGGTGAACTCAAGAACATTCGCAACCTCGGGGGAGGTGACGAGGAACGTCGCCCCACCACGAAGCACTCTGCGGTGGATCCCGGCCGAGATATCGTTAATCGTTTCAGCGAGAGTCTCATACCACTCACTGACCGTTCCGGTAAAGTCCGGGGCCGCCGAAGCAGCACCAAGCTCGACACCGGTTGAACGATTGACAAACAAGCCAGGGGCGCGCGACCAGTAGAAAGGACCAACCGAAGCGCCTTGGATAAGGTCGTTGAGAATCTCACGGTCAATCTCAAGAGCAATCTGCTCAGAGAGAATACCGGTAAGCTCGACTTCAGCATCCAAGTTGTGATAAGCGTTGAGATCCTGACCTAACTCAGGCGTCCACTTCGCTTTCAGCTTCTTGGTGATCGCCGTGACGGCCACTGAATCGACCATGATGTCGATCTCAGGAATCTCATCCTTTAACTCTACCTGACCACCAGCGTTGCCGGTTCCAGGAGTGGGCTCTTCAAGGCCCCATGGATCAACACCAGCAATAGCGCCGATGGCTCCTCCGGCCTCGAACTTATCCGCAAGGGGATAATCAAGGGGGAGACTGTCGG